CGGATGTCGAGGTCGTCAAGGAGAAGAGCTACCCGCAGGAGGCGGACTCGTTCAACCTGGACCGGCCTTACGTGCCGCCGCCACCGCCTCCAATGCCATCCATGCCGACAATGCCGCCTCCTGCAGGGCCCCCAGGTATGCCGGGTTCGGCGCCGCCGCCTCCTCTGCCTGGTGCAGGACCAATTCCAGGGCCGCCACTGCCGCTCCCAGGGCCTGGTGCGCCGTTTCGAGGTGATGCTCTGCCGCCGTCGCTGTCATTGCCGCCTCCGCCCGTCGTGCTCTGGGACACGACCTTACGGGTGACCCGGACCCACGGTCGGGTGCGCATCGAGAACGTGCCGCCGGAAGAGATATTGATCAGTCGCCGTTCAAAGCGCGGCGAGGTGCCGTTTTTGTCACACCGGCGGCGCTGGACGTACAGCGATCTGCTGCAGCAGGGTTTCGACGAGGATTGCCTCGATCTGGTGCCGTTCGATGACTCCTACGAGTGGAACCAGGAGCGGGTCGAGCGGCATCGCGAGGACGACGACTACCCCCCGACCGAGCGGCGCGACGGCGGGCGTGAGATTTGGGTCGAGGAGAGCTATCTGAAACTCTCCCACCCCGGCCACGACGAGACCGAATTGTATCAGGTCACGACTGCCGGCAATGGGCTGATCATATTGACGAAAGGGGGCGAGCCGGCGATCGAGTGTGTCGACGAGGTGCCGTTTGTCGATATCTGCCCGATCCCGGCGCCGCACAAACTGGTCGGGATGAGCCTCGCGGATCTGGTGATGGATCTGCAGTTAATAAAAAGCACTTTGATGCGGCAGATGCTCGACAACGCGTATCTGGCGAACTGGCCGCGGATCGAGGTCTCGGATGACGGCGTCAACGAGAACACCTACGACGATCTTCTGACGTTGCGGCCGGGCGGGCTGGTGCGGACCAAGCGGCTGGGCTCGATCCAGGCGATGACGATCCCTTACGTCGCCGACAAGAGCTTTCCGATGGTCGAGTATCTCGACCAGACGCAGGAAGTCAGGACCGGCGTCGCGCGGCACAACCAAGGCATCAACCCGGACGATTTAAACAAGACCGCTACTGGTGTGTCACTTCTCCAGCAAGCAGCAGCTCAACGAGTGGAACTTTTCGCGCGGATTTTCGCACACGGGGTCGAGCGGCTGATGCGCGGCATATTGGGGGTGGTGCGCCGCAACCAGCAGCAGGAGCGGATCATCCGGGTCACCGGCGGCTGGCTGCAGATCGACCCCAGGGAGTGGCGCGAGGAGATGCCGGTGACGGTGTCGGTGGGGCTCGGCACCGGCAACCGCGACCAGATGTTGCAGCATTTGATGCAGATCGTGCAGTTGCAGGGTCAGATCGTGATGCAGCAGGGGGGCCCGAACGGGCCGCTGGTGTATCCCGGCAACGTCTACGATGCGTTGAAGGCATTGCAGGAAAATGCCGGCTTCAAGTCGAGCTTTTTCGCCGATCCAAGCCAGCCGCCGCCGCCGGGGGCGATGGGTCCGGGCGGGCCGCCGCCGCCAAAGCCCGATCCGGCGATGATCAAGGCGCAGGCGGCGGTCCAGGCGCAGCAGATGAAGGCGCAGGCCGACGCGCAGGCGGCGCAGCAAAAGGCGCAGCTCGAGATCCAGTTGCAGCAGTCGAAAGCGCAAATGGAAGCGCAATTGGCGCAACAGCGGTTGCAGCACGAATTGGCGATCGAGCAGACCCGGGCTGAGCACGAGATGGAGATGGAGCGCCAAAAGAGCCAGAACGACATCGTTATCGAGCGCAGCCGGGCCGAGGCACAGGCACAGGCGCAGATGCGCGAGATTGAGTTGAAATACGCCGCCGGGGCGTATTCGCCGGCGCCGCCGCAGGCACCGAACGGCGCGGCTGGGTGATTGGATACCTTTAAGGTGGCGGGCTGGCTCGCCCGCTGGTGGCGGGATATCGCGGCGCTGCCGCCGCCGTGGGCGCCGGCGGGACCGCCGCCGGACGACCCGGGGCAGCTCGGGGCAGCGGCGAAGCGGCTGCTGGAGGACCCGGTGTTGCACCTGGCATTGGAGCGGATCGACCGGAAATTGATCGAAACGTGGAAGATTACCGACCCGGGCCAGGTCGAGGCGCGTGAGGCGGTGTTCTGGCAATACAAAGCCGTCGAGCGCTTTAAGGGCGAATTGCAGCAGATGGTCGGCAGCGCGGCGATGAGCGGACGGCCGGAATGAACGTCCTGGGCCTGACCAACCGACAATTGCTGGTGCGGGCTCTCTCGCGTCTGGTGCGCGAAGTCGAGCAAGGCATGGTGTCGGCGGAAGCCATCGAGTGGGCTAAATCAGCGCTTGGTGAGGTCGCGCGAAACAAGCGGCCGGAAACACTGCCGAAGCTTAAAGCGACCAAACGAGTTTAACCGCCCGCGAACCGCCAGCGTCGGATGACGCCGGCATCTCACAGATGGAAATAGCATGAGCGACACCGGCCGACCGGCTGGCGGCGGCGAGCAATTTGTGCCCGCGCCCGCCCGCGAGATGAGCGAGGCGCAGGTCACCGAAGCGATCGAGGGCCTGCTCGACGATCGCCCGCCACCGAGGCCCAGACAACAACCGCAGAGACAGCAGAACCAGCCGCAAGCGGCCTCTGATGTCCCTGTGGAGACGGAGGAGCCGGGGCCTGATCCCCGGCCTGGACCGGAAGATCCGGCCCCCAGTGAAGAGGAGGACGACTACACACCCGACCCGGAAGACGTGCCGGAAGGCGACGATCTTGCGGACCATCAGAGTGTCGAGCCGCCAACTAGTTGGAGTAACCAGGACAAGGAAGTGTTCCGTTCGCTCCCACCCGAAGCCCAGGCGGTTATCGCCCGGCGGGAGAGCGAGCAGAACAAGGCCTTTACGCAGAAAACCCAGGAGATAGCCGAACATCGCCGAGCACTCGAAAGCACTTTCCAAGAGATCCAAGGCGAGCGTGACGCTTACGCTCGCAACCTGCAGCAGTTGCTCTATGTCGCGGCCCCGGAGGCGGAGAAGTTTGCCGCCATCGATTGGACGCGGCTCGCCCAGGAACAGCCGGCCGAGTATGTCCGGCTGACTGCCGAACGGGACGCTTTGCGTGGCCGGATTGGCGGTATCCAGGGTGAACTGCAGCGTGTCGCAGCCCAGGCGCAACAAGCCCAGGCCCAGCAATTCGCGCAATTGCGGCAGGTCGAGCAGCGACGTCTGATCGAGGCTCTCCCCGACTTTGGTGACCGGGACAAGGGACCAAAGAAGGTTGCCGAGATGCGGGCGTGGCTGAATGGCCATGGCTTCAGCGACCAGGAGATCGGCCAGGTGGTGGACCACCGGGTTTTGCTCGTGGTCGATGCCGCCATGCAGGCTGACCGGACACGCGAAGCCCGGCGGCAGGCTGAGACGAAGCGCAACGGTGCCGCGCCGCAGGTGCAGCCGCCCGGGAACTCACGGCAACGTGGCGACACCGGGGCTGCCGTGCGGCGCGGGCAGAAGATGGCTGCCCTCAAGAAGTCGGGCAGCGAGAAAGACGCGATCTCCTACCTCCTGGAAGTTCTGTAGCGAACGCCAACACCGCCTTTGGCAAGCGGCACCGCCAGCGTCGGACGACGCCGGCAATCCCTCTGATGGAGCCCTCTCGATGGCAATTATCACCGGTACTGCGACAACATTTTCCGGCTCTCCGGGCATGCAAGGCTTGCGTGAAGATTTGTCGGATATGATTTACAACCTATCGCCATCCGATACACCTTTTACGAGTAATGTCGGGCGAGGCACCGCCGACGCGGTGCTGCACGAGTGGCAGGTCGACAGCCTCGCGGCTGCGAACCTGAACAACGCCCAGTTCCAGGGCGACGACATCGCGACGTTCAGCGCCGCGAGTGTCACCACCCGTCTCGGCAACCGCACCCAGATCAGCCGCAAAGAGGTGATCATCTCGGGCACCCTGGACGCGGTGAACAAGGCAGGCAGGCGCACCGAGCTGGCCTACCAGATGACCAAGCGGGCCAGGGAACTGAAGATCGATATCGAATCGATCCTACTCAGCAACCAGGCGAAAGTGACGGGCGCCGCGGCGACGGCTCCGAAAACCGCCAGTGTGTTGAGTTGGCTCAAAACCAACGTCGCCGCGGTTGGCGCCGGGCCTACCGTGGGGGACGGCACCGAGGTGCGGACGGATGCTGCGCAGCGGGCCTTCACCGAGGTCCTGCTGAAGACGGTGCTGGCGTCGATCTACACCAACAGCTCGGAAGACGTTGACGTGCTGATGGTGGGCGCTAGCAACAAGGCTGTCGCCAGCAGCTTCACCGGCAACGCGACCAAGATGGTCGACGTGATGGAAAAACAACTGGTGGCGACGGTCGACGTCTACACCGGCGACTTCCACACCATCCGGGTCATCCCCAACCGTTTCATGCGGCCCCGGGATGCCTTGCTGCTCAACTACTCGTACTGGTCGGTCGACTGGCTGCGGCCGATCCGCCAGGTTGAGTTGGCGAAAACCGGCGATGCCGAGAAGCGGATGCTGCTGGGCGAGTACACGCTGGCGGCGAAGAACGAGGCCAGCTCGGGGGGCATTTTCGATTTGACCACGCCGTGATCGATCGCAATAATCAGGTGTAGGAGTTCGGCGGTGGGCCCTCCAAGGCATCGCTTTCTCCATCGAACGCCGGCCAGGCCACCCCTGAGCCGGCGTTCACCTTTTAGCGGGCGGCTCCTCTGGGGCCGCCTTTTCTTTTAGGCCGCGTCGATGACCGAATATCTGCTCCACCGTGACCCGGACGGCACCTACGAAACGATGGAGTACGACGACGACACCGGCAACATCACGGTGCGCCGCTGGGCCGATGTCGAGCCGGTGATCGATGCCAACAAACAAGCGCATCTCGACGGCGACGGGAAGACCGGCGACATGTGGCTGGCGGCCCGCATCCCGGTCGATGTGGCGCTGTTGTGGAAGCAGCTCTATGGGGTCGATGCGTGGCGGGCCGAGCACTGGCCGGCGGTGAAGAAACTGCTGAACGACCCCGACTGGCGCTATCTGCGCCCGACATCCTTTAGGCTCTAGCCAAATGCCATTAGACAGTTACGGCGGCCTCAAAACCGAGATACTGAACTGGCTGGCGCGGCCTGACGACCCGCTGGTCGCACCGTCAGTGCCGACGATGATCCGGCTGTTCGAGGCCGAGGCCGCTCGGCGGCTGCGGGTCGGCGCGTTGGAGCAGGTTACCGGCACGATCTACACGGTCGCCGGTCAGGATTGGGTCGCACTGCCGCCGGAGTGTATCGAGGTCCGCGACATCTGGGTCTATGGCCCGGGCGGCGGCGCCCGTTTGCAATTTATGCCGCCGGGGACTTCTCCCGCCTATTGGGCCGGCACGGGCATGCCGGGCTATTACACGCTATACGGCGGCGTCGGGGGCGTCGACGGCGGTATGTTCATCGGCCTGGGTCCGATACCGGATCAAGCCTATCAGGTCGTGGTCGATTATATTTCCGCGTTGCCGCCGCTGAGCGACCTGGCGCCGACCAACAATCTTTTCGCGCGTGCGCCCGATTTGTATCTGTTTGGCAGCCTCGTCGAGGCCGAACTCTACATCGGCCACGACGAGCGCATCCAGATGTGGCTCGGCCGGCGCGAGGCGGCTTTCGAGTCGATCCAGCAGGCCGACAACAAGGCGCGCTGGCCCGGCGGTTTGCAGATACGGGTTGATTGGGGCCCGACGACGACCAGCGGCAGCGCAATCGTGCAAGTGGAGGGCGGTATGATCACCGGCGTGTTTGGTAACAATGGACTCGTCGGCGGCGGTAACGACGGCACCGTCACGCTGAGCCTGGAGTCGCCGGTGTCGATCGTCCGCGGCGGCACCGGTAACGCCTCTCTTCCCGGCAATGTCAACGGCCCGTCCAACATTACCGGGTTGGCATTGCAGTCCACCGGCTCGCAACTGGTTTCGCAGGTTGCCGATGCCTACGGTGCGGTCGGGTTTTCCGGCTTGTCCGGCGGGGTGCAGTGTTACGGCAACAACACTACGGACGGTCCGTTTGTCGGACTTTACCGTTTCAACGGCACGCTGACGACGCCCACCACCATGACGGCCGACCAGACGCTGGGCGCGGTGTATTTCGACGGGTTCGACGGCGCCGGGTACAGCGACGCCGCCACCTACATCAAAGCCAGCGCGACGCACGATTGGACGGGCAGCGCGACAGGGTCTTATCTGACTTTCGCCACGACGACTCCGGGCGCGACGACGCCGGCTGACGAACGGGCCTACATCATCGAGGGGGTGATAATCGGTGAGCCGACCGGCGGCGATGCCGGGCCCGGCACGTTGAACGCCGTTGTGGTCAAGGCGAACAACGTAACGCTGACCTCCGACGCCGGG